CTGAAACCAAGAGTGGAATGTGTATGTCTCCTCTGATTAGTGATGCTAAAGGTTCTATGATTATTGGCTTTCACTTAGGAGGAAATGGGCAACGCGGAGGTTGCGGTATTGTTACTACAGCGCAGCTTGACACTGCCATCACCACCTTGGAGGAGGTGCCTGGTGTGGTTTTGTCTGCATCAAGTGGTACCTTGTCAGCAAATATGGGAGACTTTCCCACTAAGTGCTTCAATGAGACACTATTGCAGAGTGAGGACATTCACTACAAGAGTGCTACACGCTTTTTGGATGAGGGTGCATTCATTGACGTATATGGATCAACAGGTGGTAAAGCAACACCTCATTCCAATGTGGTCCCAACTATGATCTCAGACAAGGTTGAAGAGGTCTTTGGAATTCCGCAAAAGTGGGGCCCTCCCAAGATGAAAGGGAAGGGTGTTTACCCATATCAAGCAACGCTTGTGCACTCTGCAAAACCCAGTCTACCACTCGGTGCTGATTTGTTTACTGCTGTGTGTGATTACATGAACATCACGACAAATGTGAAGAACAAGTTACCTGAGTTGTTTCAGACTAAACCATTGACAAGGGTGGAAACCGTGAGCGGTAAAGCTGGTGTGAAGTTCATCGATCCCATGAATTTTAACACCGCGCCAGGTGTAGGTTTACCGGGAAAGAAAACTGACTACCTGATTGATTTGGACCCAGATGATTATCCTGAGATTGGCAAACCGCGAACATTTGTACCCGAAATATGGGAAGAATTCGAGCGGCAGGAAGCCATTCTTAGGAGTGGGCGCAGGTGCTATATGGCGTGGAAGGCGTGTTTGAAAGACGAAGCTACTTCAGTTGACAAGTCCAAAGTACGCGTTTTCCAAAGTGCCCCCATCGTGCTACAGCTACTCATTAGGATGTATTTCCTTCCACTAGTTCGGATTATCCAAATGAACCCGATTGCATATGAGTGTGCAGTTGGTGTGAATGCGGAAGGTCCTGAATGGGAGGAGTTGTGGACAGCTGCCATGAGCAAAGGGTCTGATCGCGTCTTGGCAGGGGACTACAGTAAGTATGATGTCCGTATGCCAGCTCAAGTCACCATTGCAGCTTTTGATGTTTTGATTGACATGGCGAAGCAATGCGATGGTTACACTCAGGAGGATATTCAGTTGATGAAGGCAATGGTGAATGAGGTTGTCTATCCAATTCTCGTTTACAACGGTGACTTGATCCAGTTGTTTGGAACAAATCCGTCTGGACAGAATCTGACTGTTATTATCAATTCTATTGCCAATTCTCTACTGTTACGTTCGTGTTTTTATGCGAAGTATCCAAAAGGGAAGTACGATTTCAAAACAGAGTGTTCTTTTCTCACTTATGGTGATGATGTGATTGGGACTGTAACGGAAAAGGTTCCGGAATTTACACATATTACTTATGCGGAATGGTTGGCGAAGCATGACATGAAGTTCACGATGCCGGACAAGGAAGCCACACCTACGCATTATATGCACGAAAAGGATGTAGATTTCCTTAAACGTAGGTGTTGGTATAATGAGGACTTGGACGCAAAGGTGGGTATCTTATCTGAAGACTCGATCTTTAAACGTCTACATTCACATTTGTTGTCGAAAGAGTTGACGCTGCCCATGCATTCTGCCCAAAATATTGAAAGTTCTTTGCATGATTGGTTCTATTATGGACGCGAAGTCTTTGAAGATCGCCGCGAAAAACTAAAGCAAGTGGCAAGAGAGTGTGAAATCGCACACTTGTGTCCCGCCTTGGACATATCTTACGATAAGAGATGTGCCCATTGGCGCCACAAATATCGAGGTGAACCCCTTGATGAAGAGGATGAGGAGTATAATCTCCTTGCGGACCAGTAGGGATCTGGTTGCTACGGCGAAGCAAAAACCCGTGTATATTTGGTTACCATGTGTAAAATAGTTTTGTATCTTTTCATATTTAATACATAGGCTCTATACATGTAGACATTCTATCGGAATACCCCTATTTAGGGGAGAGTTAGTCACTCATTGTAAAACGTGCCGTCTGTCAGTATGAGCCAACTGACAGAGTTTGTATTACGGCTTACTGTAAATTATTTGTATAATATAGAGTCCGCAATGACCGAAAACTATCCAATGTCTAGTGAGACTATAAATCACGACAAAAAGTCTAGAGAGACTGTAACTCTCGACCCCCAGAGTGGCACTACAAGTGATAACAGCATCTTCAAATCAGGTGGTGGTGTGTACGAAAATGTGCAGTTTAGCGATCAACATGATCCTTACATGTACGATGTCGAAAGTAGTGCCGACTCGACTAGGCAGATGCAGAATACCAATGACACAACTTTGGAGAATTTCTTTTCGAGGCCGGTCAAGATCTACGAGGCGGAATGGGCAGTTAATTCTGTTTCTATTAATGGAGACTTTAACCCGTGGAGTTTGTATTTCAACAACCCCCGGGTCGCTAACAGGCTCACGAATTTTAATTTGTTGAGAGCCAATTTGCGTCTTAAATTCATCATAAATGGCAACGGATTTCAATATGGGCGAGCAATCGCTTATTATCAACCCTTCCACTTATTAGATGACATGGCTACTCAGGTGAGTTTTGATCGGAATGATTTGATTCAAGGATCTCAGTTACCCCATATATTTCTCAACCCGACGAATTCAACGGGTGGAGAAATGAAACTGCCCTTTCTGTGGTATGAGAACTATCTAGACATCACAAGAGCAGATTGGGAAGAGATGGGTCAAGTCTATGTCCGAGCTATTAATGACTTGCGTCATGCAAATGATGCTGCGGATGTAGTTACTATGACTGTGTTTGCCTGGGCTGAAGATGTGCACATGAGTGTATTGACTTCAGTGGATCAGGCAACATTATTACCACAATCTGGAGAAATAGATCAAGCGAATCAAAGTGGTGTTGTGAGTGGACCTGCCACAAGTGTGGCTAAATTTGCTGCGTATTTGAAAGGCGTACCATATATAGCCCCATTTGCTACAGCCACAGAAATAGGTGCTGGTGCTATTGCATCAATGGCTCGTCTCTTTGGTTATTGCAGGCCACCCATTACAAAGGCACCAGATCCGTATCGTCCGACACAGGTAAGTTCTCTGGCATTAACTAACGTCCCGGATAATTCCATGAAATTAACTGTCGATGATAAGCAAGAGCTCACAATCGATCCTCGAATTGCGGGGATAGGTGGTGTTGACCCTCTTAATATACGAGAAATCGCAAAGAGAGAGTCTTATTTGACCACTTTCAGTTGGAATATTGGTACAGATCCTGATACAATGTTATGGAATTGCAGAGTTGATCCACTGTTATGGGGTGAAACAGGAGGACCAGTGACTGCCTACCACTTCCCAGCTTGTGCTATGGCATCTTTGCCATTTAAGTACTGGAAGGGTACCATGAAGTTTCGATTTCAGATTGTTTGTTCAGCATTTCACAAGGGAAGACTTAAGATTGTCTATGACCCAAATTATATTGCTGACAATACATATCAGGGATATTCTGAATATAACACCAATTACTTGCGAGTGGTAGACATTTCAGAGGAACAAGACTTCACGATAGAAGTAGGTATGGCACAAAGTGTTTCATTTCTTGAGCATTACAGACCGGGACTTAACTCAGTCACCCAGTTGTATGGACCTAACAGATTCATTTCGACGTCGGGTCGATCTAACGGCATTATTGGTGTTTTAGTGGTAAATGAATTAACCACTCCCAATTCTACTGTAGTTAACGATATTGATGTGAATGTTTATGTTTCCATGGGTGATGATTTTGAGGTTGCGGTACCAGATGATTTCTTTTCTCAATTTGTATTTAAGAGTGGAGAACTTGCACCTCAGTCAGGAACTCTTGTACCCGAGAGTGAAAACACTATGGAACCAGATGCACCACAACAGGAAATGTCAACTATCGTTGGATTACCTCCAGCTGAGGACTCTAATCTGAACAGAGTTTTCTTTGGAGAAGCCATCACATCCTTTCGGCCTTTGTTGAAGCGATTTACGTTATGGAATACCATACCACAGACTGCTGCTGCACC